GGGCTAAACCCATCACAGAACTGGCCCCCTGGATCTCAAAAATCTGGGTGGTTAAGCTTAGCTCAACCCCATTCGCGCTACACTGATTGGTGAAAACCGTAGACAGCGCGCCTTGCCCTTGCGGGCACTGACGAGCCGTGGTAGGGACCTTCGTGACAAATCCCTTAGATGGCTGGAGCCTCTGCACTGTCCTGAAGGCATTGCTGCTCGGGAGTCGAGAGGAGGGTTAGCACCCCGCCCTCTTGTCCACGCTCAGACTTATCTAACTTCCCATACAACTTCCCGCTTTCAACTATGTTAATAGTCGAGCAGCAAGAAAGTTGATGAGTCGTTACGTATCGACAGCCTTATGGCTGCCGATGCTGATGACTTTGCTAACTCTCCTTGGGTTAGCCCGGTACTCCGGTGCATTCCATAGTTGGCTTAACTTACTCCTTCGACGAGTTTCCTCGTCTGGGACTAAGTGGACGACTGCGTACATGAAAGTCTGTACCCTGATTATTATCGGGGTCATCAACGGTTCCCCGTACATCCATGTACCGGGGCAACCATACGTGGCAAAAGCCCGTGATGGCCTTCCTAGAAGCATCCCCGCACCTTTGCGGGCTGCTATTAGACAGGCAGTTGATGCTGGGGGCGTTAATATTAACGTCCTCAGAGCGGTCCTTACTGTACTAGCGTTCTCGCGGGCCCTACGTGTAGGGTCTCCGGCTAAGCTTTCTACGGTTACTGACCCTTATAAGGGCAGTATTAGCACATTTGGTCTCATCGGTCCACTCCTCGTGGTAACCGGGTGACTGAATATGCGGGTTGCAATTAAGGGAACCAGCCCGCCAATTTTAATGACGGCTGGGCCTAACGGACGTAAGTCCGTCTGGGCGGCACCTCTCGATGCCCTCGCCTTTATGCTGCATCCCTCTCAGTTCGTGGCATTGTCCACCTTTTGCCTTTTCACAGGTCAGGTCTACATTCCGCTGTGGGTCCTTTCGATCGGGTGCTTGATGCTCCCTATCTCGGGACTTATTAGAGCTTACGAATGGTGCTTCTCAGTGAGCCTGGTCAATTGGACCGGACTCGCAGGGATGTACCTTGGTAAGTTAACTGCCCTCCCTGAAGGGGGAGGGAAGGTTCGGATCGTGGCCTCAGCTGACTTTTGGACACAGTGAGCCCTTAAGGGCTTACATAATTCCCTCTTTAAGGTATTAAAATTAATTCCTCAAGATGGGACTTTCGATCAATGGAAACCGGTGGTGGATAATATCCTCCCCCGGCTTTGCCCTGACGGACCCGGACCCGCCGTGAAGAGAGGAAAGCTCCTCCTTCCCGTCGATGCCCGTGTCTTCCAGGTCAATTCCTTCGATCTTAGTGCGGCGACTGATCGCCTACCACTATTTGTCCAAGTACAGATTCTGGCCATTATTGCAGACCCAGTCGCTGCGTTGGCTTGGGCGTTTATGCTGCGAAGACCCTGGTACTACCGGGGTGTACCTTACCGCTATGCGGTGGGGCAACCGATGGGAGCGTATAGCTCTTGGGCCATGTTGGCCCTTACTCATCATTGCCTCGTACAAATTGCAGCGTATCGTGTGGGACACACTAAGTGGTTCCCACACTATGCGGTCCTCGGTGACGATATCGTCATCGCGGATACGGCTGTTGGAGATTCTTATCTCCAACTGATGACTGAATTAGGTGTGGAGATTTCTCTTCACAAAACAATTCGGTCAACAACAGGCCTTCTCGAGTTTGCCAAGCGTTTTCACCATAGAGTCATGGGGGATATTTCCCCTGTGTCTCCACGGTTATTAGCTTTGACGGTCCGTAAACCATGATTCTCTCCAATCCTTATTTCGCAAATGGTTGTCAGATCTTGATTTCCAAATGCCAGTCTGGTTTTGGTAAGAACTGTGAAGCTACTCTCGTCCCGAAGTATGACTCATAAGAATCATACCAAGGCGAGAGCAGCCGTACTGTTAATCCTTTCAGTGATGCGTGCGGTAGATATGATTGGAATCCGACAGATTATTCTGTCCGGGTACCAATACTTTATTCTAACGCCGTTACCACTGGCTTCCTCTTTCAAGGCGGCTGCTGAGGCTTATAAAGCCCAAACAGCCCTCCAATCAAGAGGAAAACTAGTGCTAATTGGGTTGTCAAGTATCCAGGATCTAAGATCCTGGGCCTTCGATTTCCCAACATGGCGGAAAAGGACCATGAACCTGTACCACGGGTTCATGAGAGTACTGGGACCAGCCGTATGGCTGGAACTTTGGAAATATTCCGCATTGACCATCAAGAACGGTTGGGCCCTAGTGGCCATGTATCAACCGGACCTGGTGGCGCCTCCGTATCTTAAGGAGTATTTTGAAGACTGAGTCCTCATGTACTTCTATGGATATCCCATGGTTGCTGTCCTTTGGTGGGACGGCCGTCTTAAACAGGCGGCACAACTTGATAGATTCGAGTATTCGGATCCATCGGGGGGCACGGGGCTCACTGCGGAAGAGGCCTTGGGAGCCTGGGCGATAGATGCGCCTGAGACAGATACTGACCCTCTAGAGGGCAATATCAAATACGTCCGGAAGTTCGATGAAATGATGGGACTGCCAAGTTCCACATGAGGCAGTGTACAGGTCTCACCACTTGGGGGACCGGTCACTGTAACGGATTGGTCTTCGCCATGGAGCCCTAGGCTCTATAACGAGGATTCATTCCGCTTACTCAGTGAAAACTGAAGCAAAGAACATCGTTCCTTCGAACAGACGCTATGACTTCGATTCGCAATCGAAGCCGTGTCAAAGGCCCCTCATTCGGGTCCTAAAGCGACGCGAACCTTCCCCCGTAAGACGGGTGGGTCAACTCGCGAGGCCGGCCATAAATCAGGGCGAGGAAGAGTCTAGCTTACCGGCGACTCTGTGCGTGTGCCGGGGACCGCCACCTGCCAGGAGGCAGTGTGGTCCGGTGCGAAGGATGAGGAACTTGGGCTTGTTAGCTCGCGTCCCTCGAATCGTCAACCGGGTGGTGAGCCCTCAACCAAATCCACGGATTGGTCTGGGCGAGCTGCTGTAGCGGTGAGAAACCGTGAATCCATGGTTAGGATTGGTCTCGTATGCTGCAGGGCAAACTGCCGAGATCTCCGATCCATCATACCCTCCCCTTATCAGGGAGAGTACGTCAGGAAATAGGTGCGTCATACTGAGATAATGAAGTTAGACACCCGGGCCTAGAAGTAGGTTCCGCGTGTACTATACGCTCGCGCGATGCGTGGCGTGGGGACGAGTCCTCCTTCTGAACCCTTTCAGACACATCTAGGCATAGATGTGGTAATGGTCACCGACCTAGTGTCGGAATGCGGAGTTCCCCAAATAAGGTTGACACCCTGGCCTCTTAACAATGCTCTAGGTAGCAGGCTAATCTCTATCTCATAGTGATGATGTCGAGTCTCGTCTTAACTCCCCTAAAAGCGGTGCTATCAGTCAAAGAATCGTCCCTCAGAC